TATCGTCATCAAACGACTTGTAGAGGATCTCAGCGCCGATTGTCTTATCGGGGAGACCATACCCTACCGTGGGGTCACAGAACGTCTTAGGGACGGGCACAGTGCGCAATACGACACTCTCATACCAAGTGCTGTTTGATGGTACGACCATTTGGTCGCCAGGGTATGACACATCAACATCGTTCTCAGCAAAGAACATCTTGAAGAGTGCCTGAATGCCCAGTTTGGAACCCTTGGATCCAAAGAAGTCTTTGATATTCTGCAACAAGGAAGAGCGGTTGATCTCAGGTGAGATGCGAACCGACTCGATGTTTGGTGTGAATGACTTGTGGATGGTGTCCAGCATTGCCACCAGGAACAACACCGACAGGTTGGTTACCTGTGCGCCCTTGGTGTGCTCAGCAGCAACAGTCTCGACATATGCACCACTGCTACGGAAAGTGGGGAGTACCTTCGTACCAGGAGCACCCCTCTCCAAACCATAGAATACATTGTCTTCTTTCGTTTGGTAGAGAATTACCTCATCCCCAATGAGAATGACACCATTATTCTCAGGGAAACCATAACCCGACTCCAGCGTCAGTTCATCCGCCTCAGCATCAATCGTCCCCTTCAGTACACCAAACTGAACGATCTGATTCTTATAGGTATCGAAATTGCGATACTTCTGTAGGTTCTGAAGAATATCCTGCCCAAATCCAATACGCTCCTCACTCTCCGCCGCCTTCGTCATAAACTCGACGAAATCGGAGTAGTTCTCGTAGATATAATGAGGAAGAGTTGAGTCGACCTGGGATGAGGGGGTTACGATGATCTCGTGCATCACGCTCCAGCGATTTTGGTGTCAACAGCGGCGTTGATATTAGACTTAGCAATATCCAGTGAGAGATAAACTGACTGCTCAGCAATCACATCTTGACCGACTGGAATCGCCCTAATTTCAACGATAGAGTTACTTACATTAGTATTTACAATGGTTACAGGAGTGTCATATCCGATGAATACTTCACCTTTAGTATAGTCAACAGTTCCGTACTTCTTGTTGGTGATGACCTTAGAGTTGGTGTCATCCAGGTAGAAAGTGTAGAGGTTACCAGCACCATCATCCTCGAAATAGTATGTCCTACCATCCGCAACACCATCAACCAACTGAGTGAAACCAGTTGACCAAACATTGCCACCTTTAGGGTCTTGCTCGATCTCGTTGGTAAAGCACACTTCATAAGACGCCAGAGTGTTCTCCAGTGCTCTCATATCACGACGCATTCTTAGTGTAGTGTTGTTGCGAGTAATTGACGGATCGCTATCATCAACCGCAGACAGGATGCGGGAATAACGCACGGCACCACCGAACTTAGACACCGTATCTGCTTCACCGTATTGAATCATCGTTGCACTCACATCAGCAACAATACCAGAGTTGTCCTTATTGGTCTTCTTGTCGTCATAGTATGCAATGGTATCTAACTCCACATAGAGAACCACAGGGTCTACTAGTTGAATATCGATAGAAGCAACACGATAATCAGACAGTGACTTCTTAATGTAGTTCTTAGTGAGTGTCGACAGTGCATCTCCACCCTTGGGTTTGACGGCAATGTAAACGCGACCAAACTCAGGTGGATTAAGCAGTTCACCACCATAGACATAGATGTCATCAACTCCAGGGTAGACCTCCTTCACGATGGTCTCATAGTCTTCACTAATAACACAACGGTTCTGTGAAGCGTAGAACTTAGGAGCGCGATTCTTGATGGATGTAACATCCTCGACCTCACCGCCACCATTGGAGATACCAACAGTAGTCACCGTGGGTCGGTCGTTAATGCGGGTGCCATATGAGTCATACACCTGACCAACGAAACCGTAGTTGGCAGTACCTTGGATGCCATTCGCCAGTGCACCATTCGTCACCAGATAAGTGATATTGATAGTAGCGCCATCTTGTAGTGCGACACCGAAGTGGTCATCACCGAAGGTCAGTTCATAATATCCATCATCGACCTCTTCCAACCAGTAAACCTTACTCTCAGGAGTTACTTCCACCAAGTTGGTTGCTTGTGTGTAGAAAGTGCGAGTTTCTTCGTTAGGGTTCTCTTGAACTTCCACTCGAATGGTCTTGGAGTCGATGTTGGGGTTCTTGAGAACAAAGCGCTGGTTATAGTTTGACTTATCTACAGTGAACTTACCGGATAGGAAGATACCCTCAAAGATAGCAACATCCTTAAACTGGCATAGTCCGTCATTGGCAACAGCAGCAGTCTGACTGTCGACAACATTAAAGATAAAGTTACTCTTCCCACTATTTGACGAGAACGCCAGACCAGGAACAATTTCCAAATAACGAGGGAAACCGGCAGGGTAGTCCGCCAAGTCAAGTTGGAAATCGAAACTAATCTCATTGTTTGCAGATTGTGCAGATGCAGGGATGAAACCCACTTGTCGTGCATTTGCTACAACATTGTTCCTGAGAGTTGCCGAAGCAAGGAAACTCTCATTTGCAATCATATTCGTATTATACGCATTCAACTGAGCCTGGTATGAAATCAGGTTCAGAATCACCTGAAGGTTGGATCCCTCAAAGTCAAAGTCTGTGAACTGCTTTGTCGACCTCAGGTATGAGATCAGATTATCTTTAATCTGCTCAAAATCAACTGAAGTGAGTTGGATAGGCCCTGCCATGGGAAATAACTGACTACTTTCAGTTATTTAGGGCACTATCAGCGAGTTGGTTTCAGGATGTATTCTACTGAGTATTCTCTCTCAGAACCGGTAATTGTATAGTCAACTCTTACAGCGAACTGGTGTTGGTCAATCTGCGCCTCGACGACAACATCATTCAATTTCACGCGAGGTTCGTTATATCCAATAGCACGCCGGATTTCCAAGTCAATAAGACCAGCGGTGCCATCATCAATGAAATCAAACAGATATGTACTTACAGACGAACCAAAGTTGCGGTTGAAGGTCACCTCACCAGGTGCCGTCATGATAATGTTCCTAATGGACTGGTTAATTGCCCTTTCGTTGGTAATAACAGTCAAATCACCAGTTACTGGACTTGGTGTAAATGCCAACGAGATATCGACATAACTCTTATCTTTCTTAGTTAATCGTATTGCCATGAAAAAAGAGGGCGCTCGGCCCTCTTATTTAGTCGGTGAGACCTGGGTTGAGATCTACTTCCTCTTCCAGTGCTCTTAAGCGGAGGATAATGTCATCCAGAACCTTTGTGATGTTCTCATGTTCCTCAGCACCGGGTCTCCGGTACATCAGTTCATACTTAGTGTTCTCATCCATTGAAATACTCCGAAGGTCGAGGGCAATCACCATTCCAGATGGCGGGAATCATAATGGTTCGTGCTGCCTCAGGTCCAAAGCGTGACCACATATTGTAGAAGTCTTCCGCCTTAGAACGACCACACGGGAAGCGGCGGATATTGTTCAAATTGAGAAGTTGTACTTCCTGCTTGACCTCGGTGACTGTCATGTGAGTTGGTTTCGGACACAGTTATACTAACATCCCCCACAGACTTTGGTAAGTCCCTAAGACCCCTCTTAGTCGCCTTAGGGTCGGCGGAGTTAATTAACCGCTCCACATGCTGTGAGCAGATCTCCCGCACGAACTGGCGGAACACAGACACCTCTGGTGGCATCTCTGTTCCCGTCTCCAATTGGCGAATGACCATCCAATCAGTGTCCGATAAGATGGACTTCGCTTCATTCTTCAGTTGTTTAATGAGACCGGCACGGATACGCTCCATATCCTGATCCCATTCATCCTGTGGGGTGTTGTCGGGGATCTCAAGGATCCCTAACTCTGCCTTTTGCTCCGGGGTGGAGTTCCTTAACCATTCTTTAGGATACTGGAGACCCTTATGGGTAAAGGGTCTGTCCAGTTTCAGGCGGTTTCCGTCAAGTACAAACATTACTGTGGGAGGTATTGTGTTGGTATCTCAGCAAAGGCGGCGTAGATGTAGGTTCCACCAGAAGCATTAATTGCATTATTTGAACCTCTTATCTTGAATCCGTTAGATAATGCGTCAAACGTATCGCTTGTGGATGTTCCCGTGTATTCTACGTCACTTAAATTAGCACTAAGTCTTTGCAAGACAGGGTTATCTGTATCTCGTGCTGTATCTTGTATCTGCCATGAATTGGTGACATCAGTACGTTTAT